TAGTTCGAACTTTAGTGATTATGAAAAGCTTTACAACGTTAACAAGGTGCGTGGTAATTTTGCGTATGGTAGTTTGTATGTCAAGACTACAGTGAATCCTGGTTACAGGAAAGAGTTGTATATAAGAAAGCGAAAGAGACTAGAAGACATAACCGGTGATTATGCATTTACAGATAATTACAGTATGTTCCTGGGTCACACTCAAGCACCAACTGGCGAACAACGCAAGTATAGCCCGTATACCACACACCCATTTAACAGCATGCATTTTCATGTTGCACACAATGGCGTGTTGGAAAACACACAAGAGTTGATTGAAGAATTTATCGGTCCGCATGACAATCCAGTGGATAGTTCAATCATACCCATACTGTTGTCGTTCATGTATGAGTTTGGTGAGGAAGAGCCTGGTAAGACCATGGAACTTACGGCAATTGAAACAGTATGCAACATGCTGAAAGGTACATTCGGTTGTTGGATACATAGTAAACTCACTGGTGATACATATCTGGTGCGTAGTGGCAGTACACTGTATGGTGACATAATAAAAGGCAATTTTAGCTCCACGCGAGCCCCAGGTGTATCGAATACAGAATTGAAAGAAGGTGTTGTGTATTGTGTTACAGGGGAAGTTCTAGCAGAGTGTGGAGAATTCGAGACCAATAGTCCATTTTTTCTATGAATATGAAGAAGATATTAATTGTAAGCTGTACAAAAGGTGAGGCTAAAAACACATTGTTGTACAAATCGTTGAGTCAAATGAAGGATGACGTCAAGCTAATAGTCGCTGCAAACAACACTAAAGGGTTGCCGGAGATATACAATAGATACATCACATCAGACAACCTCGTTAATCACGATATTGTGTTGTTTGTACATGATGATGTATATATTGATGATTTGAAGCTACAAGGTAAATTGTATACAGCCATGCAGGGTTTAGGTTATGACATAACTGGATTGGCCGGTGCTAAAAATATAACTATCAAGGAACCATGCTTGTGGCATTTGATGGCACACAAAGGTACCACCTCTGGTTCTGTGAGTCACCCAGTCAATGACAGTTCCAAGACAGCAACAACATGCTTTGGTCCTTGGCCTGAGAGATGTTTGGTGTTGGATGGATTGTTCATGGCAGTAAATCTCAGAAAGGTACTGGAAGTGAAGTGGAAGTTTAACACTAATTATACTTTTCATCATTATGACATGGCCGCATGCTTGGATGCAAACAAAAAGAAAATGAAAATGGGTACATATCCAATATATGTCAATCACGCTAGCCCGGGTTTGTTCGACGTTAATGATAAAGTGTATCAACAATCACAGAATCAATTCTTAAGTGAGTACAACTAGTACATTGGATGCAGATTATTATGAGTCGGTAATGGCTTATAACATGTTGTTAGATGAATCCTATCTAGCAAACATAATTGATCATTTAGACGAAAAATACTTCAACAACAAAGACATTTCTGCAATAGTGCGAATTGTAATCGACTTCTATAACAAACGCAGCACTCCTCCGACGTTAACAGAGATAAAAGGATACTTGATTGATGAAACGCTCAAGAAAAATTATAGAAATGTGATCAAACTGTTCGAGAATTTTGATAAGAAATTCAATAAAGAAGAATTGTATGAGAACACTGAAAGATTTCTAAAAGAACGGGCAGTATACAGCACATTGCTTGAAGTCGCAGAGCAAACATCAAATGCAGATATAGACACAAGCAGTATATTGAATAAATTTGAAAAGGCGTGTGGCATAACACTTTCAACGGATCTAGGATTGGATTATTTTGATGATATAGACAAACACATAAACGATTTGAAGACCATTGATAGTACAATATCATCCGGTTGGGAGTGGTTAGATAAGAAATTAGATGGTGGTTTTCTTGAGGAGGGTCGCGCAATATATGTGTTTGCTGGCGAGACAAACATCGGTAAAAGTATATTTTTAGGTAACATTGCCAAGAACATTGCAGAAACCGGCAAGAGTGTGCTGCTTGTTAGTTTGGAGATGAGTGAGCTTGTGTATGCTAAAAGAATAACAACCAACTTGACACAAATACCCATAAGAGACTTGAATCACCGAACAGATGATATAGAGGATAGTGTATCGCAATATAAAAATAAAAACAAGAAGAGTAGAATTATTGTTAAAGAGTTTCCTCCTAGTACAATTACATGTAAACATTTAAAGGGTTACATCAAAAAATTAGTTGACCGTGGAGTGGAGATAGATGCAATAGTTTTAGATTATGTGAATCTACTGAGAAGTGATACCGGTACAAACTCTTATGAGCGTATAAAGTATGCTACAGAAGAGCTACGTGCGTTGAGTTATGTTTTCAGCTGCCCGGTGATCACAGCAACACAGTTGAATAGACAAGGATATAATGAGATAAACCCTGGATTGGATACAGTGGGTGAGAGTTACGGTTTAGCTGCTACTGCCGATGCAATTTTCAGCATATGGCGAGAAGAAGAAGATATAGATTTGGGTGTGCTCAAGCTAGGTGTGATGAAAAACCGGTTTGGTGAAAACCATGGTAGTGTGATAATGGAAATTAACTACGACACGTTGACGTTGAAAGAAGGGTCTGAACAATTGCAGAATATTGACATGACAGATACACTCAGTTCGTTAGACTTGTTAGGGAGTTGATATTTAATGTATACATGTTAAATATTCTTTAACAATTGTATGAAAAAAATAGCTATTTTTACAGATTGTGATCTTGATGGATTGGGATCATTTCACGTGTTCAACTGGTACACGAGATTTAAAGATGTTGAGCATGAAATATGCTCACAATCTAACTTTAGAAACACATTCACAAGATGGCTGAAAAAAAACAATCCACGTGACTACGACAAGATATACATTTTTGATCTGGATGTATCACAGAGCAATATGGATCTCGTGGATCACGAAAATTTCACAATTATAGACCATCATGAAACACATGTAAAAAACAAAGACAACTATAAAAAAGCCACCACAATCCTACAAGAGTACACAAGTTGTTGTAAATTGCTGTACAGTTTACTAAAAAAGAAGTATCCAGATGTTGAACTGAATGACAATCAAAAGATGTTGATTTTGTTGGTTGATGATTATGATAGTTACACATTGAAGCTGAGAGATTCATACAACATGAACGTCATAGTATGGAATTATGTTGGTGACCGGGCACAACAATTCGCTAGAGACTTCGGTAATGGCTTCACTGGCTTCCGACAAGAGCATCTCAACATGATACACCTGAACAACAAACGGGTCAAGCGAGTGTTAGATAATCTAGAGGTGTATGAAGGTCAAGTGCCGATAAACGGTGAGAAAAAATACATTTGTGGAGTCACAGCAGATACATGCTTGAATGAAGTTGCACATCATGTACTAAACAAGTATGATTGTGATATATGTATGGTGTTGAACATGAAATCTAAACGAGTGAGCTTTCGCAAGACAAAAAAACGAGACATCGATGTGGATCTTGGTGCTCTCGCGAAAAAAATAGCTGAAGGGGGAGGTCACCCATACGCAGCTGGTGGTAAAATAACAGATATGGTCATGTCGATAACAAAAATGTTAGGTTAATGATCAGCAGCATAAAAGACACAATATCAAATGTTGACCCTGTGTCAACAATGTATGAATCAGAATCGATAAGGGTGTTTGTTTCATTCTGTTCGTTTGTGTGTGTGATTAAAAACAAAAAGATGAATCTACCAAATATATTCTTGTGGTTACTCAAAGACAAAGCTCTGAGAGACACATTCAAGATGTTGAGTGACCTTGACACAGATTACGAGGTGCTAAAATATTTTCTAGACCATGACCCAACATTATACAAATCAAAATACATTCGTAATTTTTTGAATGAAAATGAACAGCTGGAGTTGAGATGACGGATTTCGAAAAAACGATATATAACACATGGTTAGCTGTCACGCGATCTAGTCAAGGTAAGCCTTTCAAGTTGAGAAAGACATGGGAAAATGCAGAAGAACAAATTGACTATATGTCGATAAAAAAGCTTGCAAAGATGTTCATGAGATACGATAATATTAATATTGATGAATGGTTCAAATCACCATACAGTGTGTATCCGGAGACTGAAGTGCAATATGACTTGAAGTTTTATACACAGATGAAAGCGTTTAACTGCTACAGATTACACAAAACTAAATTTACAAAACTAACCAAAGAACAATTCAAAAAATCACTATACAAAAAACAAGTTGACTAAAACAAAACAAGACACTATAATAAAACAAATAAACAAAATTAACAAATGAGTACATTTACAAAATCCATGTTCGCAAGCATCAAAGATGCACTAACTAACGAAGGCAGTTCGAACAAAGCTGCAGATATATTAAGAACCAAGCCCGGTAATTCATATGAAGTACGATTACTACCAAATATTGAGGATCCAAGCAAGACATTTTTTCATTACTATAGCCATGGCTGGACTAGCTTCTCCACCGGACAATATGTGAATGCCGTGAGTCCAACGACATTTGGCGATAGGGATCCGATTGCAGAATATAGAATGAAAGTGTATAGAGGTGGTACTGCAGAAGATAAAAAGAAATCAGAAGCGGTGTATCGTCGAGAGAACTGGTTGGTCAACGCGTATGTTGTGAATGATCCGGATGAGCCAGAAAATAACGATACAGTCAAAATCTTGAGATTTGGAAAACAGTTGCACAAGATCATTATGGAAGGTATCTCCGGAGAAGATGCAGATCAATTTGG